AAAAGGGTAAGAAAGCCCCACAAGATTTAGAAGAATATACTTTACAAGATTGTATGAAGTCTTATGGTCTGTTGGTGGATGGAAAATGGTACGAAGTGTTTAGAAAAAAGGTGAAAGAATCAGACTTAATTTATTTTAAAGGTTTAGAAGATGCAGGGAAAGCATATGATTCTCCTCCATTAGTTAGACTATCAACAATTAATTCTATTAAAGGATCAGAAGCTTACAACGTAATTTTGTATTCCGACATTTCGGGTCACGAAAAAACAGAGCAAGAAAAAAATGAGTTACATAGAAAAATGTATGTTGGTGTTACAAGAGCTATACAAAATTTAGTGATACTGCATCCACGAATAAAAAGTAAAAGTTATCCCTTAATTACATTAGCTAATAGAGAAATTGAATTAACAGAATGGAGGAGACGTAATGAAAAAAACAGCATACAACACACAAGTGGGGGGTAATCATTATAAGAAATATAAGATACAGCCTAGCGAATTTATCAATAAAAACAAATTGTTATTTGCTGAAGGGTCTGCTATAAAGTATATTGTGAGACACCAAGATAAGGGAGGAAGAGAGAGCCTCGAGAAAGCAAAACATTTTATTGATATGATAATTGAGCGAGATTATGGGTAAGTATACTACTCTTTTTACCCCAGACACAAATTGGAACCAACAGCCTTTTAAAGACATACGGCACGCATCTGTTGTAGCTGTTGACTTAGAAACAAAAGATCCAAACCTAAGAACTATGGGTTCTGGAGCAGCTAGGATGGATGGCCAGATAATAGGAATAGCAGTAGCGATAGATGGTTGGAAAGCATACTACCCCATTGCACATGAACAAGGCACAGGATCAAACTTAGATTCTAAATTAGTATGGAAATGGTTTAAAAAAAATGTAGCTGATACTGATGCTACAAAAGTTTTTCATAACGCAATGTACGACGTGTCGTGGCTAAGAGCATACGGCATAGAATTAAAAGGTAAGATAGAGGACACAATGATTCTTGCCTCTTTAGTTGATGAGAATAGGTACAGTTACAGTTTACAAACTGTAGCCGGCACATACATAGGTAAAGCTAAAGACGAAAAAATATTAAAAGAAGCAGCAGATAGTTGGGGCATAGATCCAAAAGCTGAGATGTACAAGATGCCTCCTATGTTTGTTGGAAAATATGCAGAACGTGATGCTGAGGTTACTTTACAATTATGGAAGTCAATGAGGTTTTGGGTAGAGCAAGAAAGAGTTGAGGATATAGCAGATAAAGAAACAGATTTATTTCCTTGTTTAGTAGACATGAAATTTAAAGGTGTACGTTTTGATATTGAAGGCGCAGCAAGATTACAAAAAGAATTTAAAAATAAAGAAGAAGAAGTTTTACACGAAATAAAAAAGCAAACTAATATTGATTTAGATTTATGGGCCGCAGCTTCCATACAAAAAGTATTCGATACGTTAAAAATTAAATATGACAAAACAGAAAAAGGTAATCCTAGTTTTACAAAAGGATTTATGTCAGAGCATAGTCATCCTTTAGTAAAAGCTATTGCTTCTGCAAGAGAGTACAACAAAGCTCGGTCTACTTTTATAGACTCATTAACAAAACACTACCACAAAGGCAGGATACATGCTGAGATTAATCAGCTTAGATCTGATCAAGGTGGTACAGTTACCGGAAGATTTAGTTATAGTAACCCAAACTTACAGCAGATACCCGCACATCATGAAGACATAGGACCTAAAATTAGAGCACTCTTCTTACCAGAAGAAAATTGTAAATGGGGCTGTTTTGACTACAGCCAACAAGAACCCAGGATATTAGTGCACTATGCAATAGCGGCCGGAGTCACAGGATCAGAAGAAATGAGAATAAAATACCAACAGCCAGACGCAGACTTCCATCAAATGGTGGCTGACATGGCAAAGATAAAACGTAAACAAGCAAAGACAATTAACCTTGGCATTATGTATGGCATGGGTAAAAATAAACTAAAAGGAGAGCTAGGTCTTACAGACGAGGAGTCAGAAAAAATATGGAAGGACTATCAAAAATTAGTTCCTGTTGTATCAGGTTTAAATAAACTTGTGCAAAGGAAAGCGGCACGAGAGGGATTTATAAAAACTTTAGCAGGAAGAAAATGTCGTTTTGATTTTTGGGAACCACACGGATTTAATGCTGGTAAACCAGTAAAGGGAAAAGAAGAGGCAGAGAAAGTACACGGAGAAGGAATGGTCAAAAGAGCTTTTGTTTACAGAGCTCTGAATAAACTTATTCAAGGATCCGCTGCTGATCAAACTAAAGTAGCAATGCTTGCATTATACCGAGAGGGGGTGATTCCACATATACAAATACATGATGAACTTGATATCTCAGTACAGAGCGTTGAAGAGTCAGATAGAATTATTAGAATTATGGAAGAAGCACCAAAGCTTAGCTATATTGACAAAGAAACGCAGGAAGAGATAATGACAATTACAAACAAAGTAGATTATGAGGAGGGAGATAGTTGGGGTGACATACACTGATAAAGATCCTGTAGAAATAACCCTAGGCATTTGTGAAAAATGTGAAAACTATGTGCCCTTTATTAGATTAGTAGTGCCAGAAGATAAAAAAGTATTTCAATGTATGACATGTAAAACAAAACATGAGCAACACATAAATGGGAAGGTAACTTTTAATTATGTGGACGAAGTCTACAAACTCAAAAGGAATTAGCAAAGCAGCAAAAGGGGCGGCGCTAGAACACAAGGCCATCGCTGCGATGACCGAGATTGGTATGTATGTGGCTAAAAGCGTTGACCCTCAATGTCCCTTTGATCTTGTAGCTGTAGATCCTGAATCGGGGACCGTGTATTTGGTGGATGTCAAAACAAAATCAGTTAGAAAAAACTGTCCGCCAGGATGGACCGACAAATCTACCAGGATAAACCGAGTTCTATCTAAAAAGCAAAGAGAATTTGTAGATAAAACAGGACTAGATATACAGCTATTTATTGAGTAATGCCGGCAGCTGAAAGGAAAAAGCTACCGGCATATGAAGGCGAGATATACTTATTTGGTAACATAAATTAAAATAAACTATTGTCAAATATAATAATTGCTATATATAATCCCATATAATAATATAATAAGGAGGCAATATGCCAGATATAAGTAAATTTAAATCAGTGTCTGTGTCCATGAATACGCATAATAAACTGATGAGTTTAGCACAAAACAGGTTTGAAGTTCCTGTGAGTGTACAGAAAGTAATAGAATATTTACTAGAGAAAGAGATAAAAAAGAAAAATGGTAGATCTAACGGGCGAGCACGAAGTTAAAGCTATTTGCCCTAGATGTAAGGGCAATGGCTATATAGTTATACAAAGTGAGTTTGTACGCAGGCAGGAGTTTGACTGCCCTCAGTGCGAAAATCAAATGTTTGTAAAATTACCCGCAAATCAGTGTAGAATTAATGTAGAGGGAGGAATAGAACCAAAATGGATGAAAACTGGTGAAACTATATGAAAGAACATGATAAAAGAGTAATGAATTTAATGGCAGTTATTAAGCTAGCCAAAGACTATGAAATGAAGACAATTTGGAATAAAAAACTTCGACAACTTTTAGAAAATAAGAGGAAAAAGAATGAAAGATTTCAACATCAAAGTAAGCTGGTCCACTAGTAACGTACTGACCTGGGTAATTTTTGCAATATCTATAGGATTATTGATTGCAAATACCGTAACCATGTATACATTGTATAATGTCATTGAAACGATGTGGCACGAGATAATACAAGTAAAGGAAACAAATAGTTATTTGTATCAGTTTATCGAGGAACACAGGAATGACTTTAATTAAGGAGAACAAGGTGAGAAAAGAAATCCCTAACAGGATGATGTGTGCAACTTTCGCTATTCCAATAGATGGGCGTAGAGTAGTTGGCACGTTAGATTATATTGCTAGCAAATCAGGGCTTACACCTATGGCCTTTTGGATTAAAATTAAACCAACAGACTCATATTTAGACCGAGAACTTAGAGCATCGGGCAAACTAATATCAAGATGTTTACAACACGGCGAGTCCTTGAAAGATCTTGTAGACACACTATCTCAGGATAATATAGCTGGGCACATGGCAAACTATTTGCATAAAAACATGGAAGATATTATAATGGGAAAGCAACCGGATAGAAAACAGCGTATGTTGTCAACGGATCCGTATGCTATGAAAGAATAGGGGATGAAAGGAGGAACTTTATGGGAGTAATGGCAGACATTATGATACAACAAGGTGAAAAAGATGCTTTAATAGAAGAAGCAGCTGAACAGCTTTTTATAACTGGAGAGTATTCACGCAAACGTTTTAATAAAGAACAACAAGAAACGATAGAAGCACGAGCAGATGTCATGAAAGAGGACTGGGATGCTGGTGATTATCCAGGTTGGCGAGAAAAAAAAGATTGAGAAAAATAGCAAAAAATCAATTTATAGGTGATTACAAAATTTCAGATGAAATTTGTGATGCTTTAGTTGAGTTATTTAACAAAGTACCTGTCG